TACATCATAATTCTCTTGCTTTTGGAAGAAAGTCATATCCATCTCAAAAGTAAAAGCCCCATATTCTACACCTGAAATACGACAGTAATCAGGATTGATTGGTCGAATATAGTAACCTGTTGCATCTTCATCTCCCTCAAATTCCATTCCGTAGAATACATCATAGCGTAAGCAAGTGCGATAGACTTGAATAAGGTTATATGATAAATTTAACTTTGCTAAATATGTCATAGCCTTTTCATATTGCACCTTCATAGTTGATAAATTCATACGGTTAGGAATTAACACAGGAGCAACCACAGGAATACTTGATAAATAGTTGACAACTCCTTGATAAATAGGACTTGTGTTCTCTAAGTAACGTGCTAAGTCACGTAGCTCTTTCTCATAACCTCGTGGATTCTTTAAGAAACGTGCAACTTCTTCAGGAGTAAACTCTCGATAATGTTGACGTGCAGACATCGAAATCCAACTGTCAGGTCGTGCTATATTTGTCTTAGCATTTGTATTCTTAGCGAAAGTCATTAGCTTTGCCAAATCTCTATTGTAATCCTCTTCGCTATAATGAGGGTTTGTATCCCAACGGAATAATTCATCTGTTTGCACTTGATTTTGTTCATTGTTATGCTCCATAATCTCACACCCCTTTCCTTATCTAATTCTAGGCTTACGTACCATACCTCTTAATACAGACACTACATCTTCTTCCTCTTCTTCAATTGAAGAATTGTATTCAGACATAATTACCCATAAGCCATATAATAATGCAGAGTAAATATCCTTGTCTGCTCTTACTAATTGATTGATTTTAAGTTTATTTGTACTAGGTATTTGCTCTACCGTAAGGTTTTGCACCTCTGCAATTAAATTTTCTGTTCTTAAAAATGGTAAAACATCCGATACTAGATAATCCTCATCAGGAATGTCTAGTGCTTTGTTTACATCAAAATGCTCTAATAACCGTAAGACTTTAGTTTCTACACATTTGATGAAGTTGACTATCATCTCACTATTATTCTTCTGTGCTTGAATACCGTAAATGATTTTCTTAGCATATGAATAATTTGAGCGAATGTCATGATTGATAGTGTCAAGCGCTTCAAGCATTGTACCATCTTCTAAATAATCTTCATCTTCGAGTTGATCTAGTAGTCCGACACCTACAATACATTCACACAACCTCGCTAGTTGTTGTGCAGTTCTCCTATGAACTTCTCATAGTCACCTATGAGTTTAGACTATATCTTTACCCTATTGGGTACTCTCCATTTCCAACACCAATAGCTTGTGTTGTACTCCCTTTTTGGGATAGTCGTTGAAGTTTCCTTTTCAAAATTGAAAGGCTTACCTGCTGATTGTCTACATGAGAGTTTTCAGCAATTAGAAGAGTTTTCGATATGTATTCCTACATAAAGGGGCAAGGTGTTTACCCATTGACATCGACTACTAAAACTTGTGCATTGTATAATTTAACAAGTTTCTTACAGATTATTGATTGCTCTTTGAAATTCATACCATTAGGTAGCTTGATAACATTAACTGCATGAATTTCACGTACTTTCTGTTTCGTATCTCTTAATACCTTTAACACTACAATTGCACTGGCATTGTTTGATTCTTTGCTTGAACGGGCAACGTCAATAGAAATGTAGTATTCACCGTCTTTGACAGGCTTCATTTCAGGTTTGGCTAAAGTTTGCAATGATTTTAATAAATCAATATTGACAATACATGAACCATTGTTAATTGCCCAACGACTACCGTAGTTGAAGTTAAACATTAATTGTCCAACTTTATCAATTAGTTGCTCTACTTGCTCTGCACTACGACCTCGACCAAACTTGGCAGGTAGTTTATAACTTGCACCATACACAAATGCACCTTTACAGTGGATCATATCCATAACCATGTTGCGACAAAATTCAAATGCTTCATTCTTGTAGTAGGCGGTAGTTACAAAATTCTGTTTGTTGACTACATAAGGGTCATGTACCGATTGATAACGTGGTGATTTATATGGTTCAGATGTTAGTGGCTCGGTATTGTCTCGATAATTATTAAAGTTCATTAAGGCTGCCTCTTCGAATGTTATTGAGTTGCGGCGTAATCCCTTTGAATTGCTCCCGTTACTCACATTTGTAATAACAGAACCATTCTTAAAGCAAATCTCAACTGCATTATCGCTAATACGTACCTTGCCATCTAATTCTTTCTCCAATAAGGGATAGAATCGCATAAGGTCTGCGTGTTTGTCACTAAAGAAGCCTGCACTTGTTTGTAAAGTTTGTGCAGACATTGAATATGTAGAGCCTGGATATAAAATAGCCATTATGTATAAAGCTAATAATTCAAATGTTGTCTTACCTGTGGCTAACCATAACCACGAGAAAGCACCTCAAAGTTATAAGGGAAACGACACATTGTTCTAAGTAGTAAGCGTTGGTCAGCACCTGCCTAACTCGATACCAAGTTTTCTTACTTTCCCAGTTTCCTCATCTACTTCAGTAGGCGAAAGCCAGTCACACAGTATGTCAGGGTAAAAACGAAAATAGGCTATTAACTCCGCCCAGTTTTCCAACTGTTCCTCTTGTGTGTATTCACTTCTATATCCTTGAGTCATCGTAGTCATAATTGAACCACCCCCTTTGTTATTCAAATATATTTCCAAATGTATTTATGGGAACTCTTCGTTCTCCCTAGAGCATTGTTAGAAATAGCACTAGCCGAATAGCCAAGTGTTTCAGTTATTTCTTTTAATGAGTCCCAAATCTTCACCAACTCGCCTTCTTTTGTGTATTGAGCTACATAAGGAGAGTTTCTTGGTGGTTTTATATCTTTTAGAGAATTTTCATCTTCATAGTATCGCCAATAGGAATTAGCAATCGTATAATGCTCATTTTTTAAGCAGTCATTTATATTTGGTGAAGCAACACCAAGAGAGATTGATGCTTCACTAATACTATTCCAAAGAGTCAAGAACTTACCGTCTTTGTCATATTGACATACCTTTTTAGTGTTTCTCCCTTTGTTTGCTTCACTTATTTTTCTTTTTGTTTCTTCTGAGTGAATTTTCCCGTACATTGGATTTTTCTCGCCACTATTTGCCTTGCTTAGTTTGGCTCTATATTCCTCTGTTTCATAGACGTGAGCATTTAATAGGCGAGCTTGTCGTATCACATCTCTCGTGTGTTCATTGTGAGTTTTACCATAGAAAGGATTGTTTTTGCCGTCATATCTTCCTTTCATTCCTTCTGAAAGTTTTCTTTTTGTCAGCTCATTCATTCTGTGGTTTCCTCCACCATACATAATATTGTATCCATGACCTTCATTAATTAAGGTGTTATATTCTTTTATGTATTTTTCTTCTAGTTCATTCATCTCTTCTATTGTAGCTATATTTTCTTTAAGAATATAAACATAAAAAGATTCAATTCCATATTTAGTTATAGCTTTATCTATTGGGTATTTGTTATCTCTGATATGTCTTTGATGTCTATATTTAAAATCAACAGTTTGCCCAACATATTTCTTGTCATTTTTCTTATTTATGTAAACATAAATGCAGTTTTCATGTTTACATACCTTATCTTTTTCGCAATCGTAGATTATTGTTGTTTTTTCCATTTGCAACACTTCCTGTTCTTTATTAAGTCACCACTCATCTCACTGAGCAAATTGGTGCTACCAAGTTAAAGAAGGTGAGATAATGTTTCTTACCCGAACAGTAGATAATAACATTCTTCTTTAACTTAGTGCCACCAATTTTAGACATAATAAAAAGGACTTTAATTTAACTTAAAGTCCAATTTTGTTAATAGATAATGTGTTAAATCATACGCCATTCACGTCTTTTATTCTTAGTCTCCTCATCAAGTGTCCCCAACATCCCTTGCTCAATGTCGGCTTGATATTTCTCGTTAAACTCATTGACTTTATCTATATAGAATTTATACACTTCTTCATATTCAACCTCTGGAAGCGACAAACAGTGTCTCATATAATTAATCAATTCCCATGCTAGGAAGTCTAAAGCATCATTAGGTTGCTTATAGTATCGCATTGGCAGAGGTATAAAACCTTGCTTTTGTGCAACAATACGGCTAATCTCACTAAAGCTATTTGCCCCACCCGTTGAGAAGTCTTCTGCTTTCAACTGTGAAGGATTTAACTTGGCGTCGGTACGAGCATCCTTTAAAGGTTGCTTTAACTCTTTCATTGCTTCATAGTTATTTTCCTCTTGAGCAATGTCCCATTTAACCTGAATTTTACAATAGTTACGTACTGAAATATCGTGCATTGATGAGCGAATGATATATCCACCTTGCACAATTTCTTGATACAATTCTTCACATCGTTCCATATAATCAATAGAAGTAAATTTACCCCACTTAGCTTGTAATTCAGCTAAACGTTGCTTAGTTGATCTGCGAGTTTTGGTAATTTGCTCTTCCTCATTACCTAAATCATTAGGTTCAAATCCTTCACTTAAATCAACTACCTCTGTTTCAGTCTCATTGAAATCTTCAATAATCTCAAAGATAGAATCCTTAAATGATAAATCTTCAATTCCATTGTGACTACGTAATTTAGTAAAGTATTGTGACACTTTCCACTTGTCGCTTAAATTCTTACTTGCTACCTCTTCATAGTAATTCTGAAAGAAAGGTAGGTTTATGTATTTCATTAATTGCACCATTCCATCACGACTTAACCCATGTGCATTAATACAGAAAGCATATAGACAGTTTTTGCAGACTGGTAAAATTTGTCCTGGGAATGTTGGGAATGTATAGAAGGAGTTTCCATCAAAAGTCATGCGACATTTCGAGCAAACAAACGTTTTAGGTTTAGTTTTTGTATTCAAATCTTTCAAACTTTTCTTAGCCATATTTCAAATCACCTACTTTCAAATTATTGGCTAAAGATATATAGGGGGGTTACGTAAGTAACCTTCCCAATCTTTTTCTTGTATTATTTTATTTATTCTCTTATTATTAGGGTAAAAAACAGGGCTAAAAAGTTGCCCTAATTTTTACAAGGTATGGTAAAATAAAGGACAATAAAACTGCCCTAATTTTTACAACGTGGTATTACCATGTTTTCGGCAATACATTCTTTGATAAGTTTCTCTGTCTACTAATTTTTGAACCAAATCTTTATGTCTCGGAAAACAATAGTGATTTGCAAAATGCTCACCTTTTGTATATTTCTCGTTTGGCTTCACAATAGCTATCAATTCCAAATCACTTAGCATTTGTATGTATTTCACAAGAGTTGGTTTTGTTATCCAACCATTCTCTTCGTAGTCACTTCCTGAATAACGCTTGTGCATAAGTGTATTTAAACTTGCCCAACAGTCAATGTGAGGTCTATCTTGTTTGGTGTTGTAATAGTCCAAATCAAAATCGTTGTTATCAACATAGAGAATGTCATTCATATTGAAGTATGATACTATATTAAAATAGACTGACAATAGAGAAGGTATCTGAGAAAGTTTAATTCGCTCGTTTGAGGTTATTAAAAGTAAGTCTTCATCCTCAAAACACACAAATGATTCGCCGCTATCTTGCAGTCTTATAAGATTTGTTACGTCTATTGCTATTGTTTCACTCCATTTTAATTTTGTTGGAATTTTTGTTGTCCTTGTTTGCACTACTTCAAAGAAACCACGTTGATACATCTTGTTTAAATCTTGCATAAGTTTTCTCTGTTGCTTTGGTGATATTAATACAGACCTAAAAATATCTGCTATCAAGTTGCTAGGTGTTATGAAGACTATATTTTCATTATTCTCTTCAAGATGTTTCTTCTCGTTGTTGTGTTTGTAAATTATAGCCATTAGCCACAGAATTTCATTATCCACAAAACTCACCTCACCTAAAACAGATTTTTTAACTTGGTGCTTCCATTTAAACTTTTCTTTTTCTTGATCTTTAGTATTCATAAAATGTCTCCTTGATTATTTAATACTCAACTCTTTCACCTTCCCACAGGTTTAGAGTTGGTATTAACTATTCCAAAGCCTGTGGGAAGGGAATTTTTGGTTGAGTAGAGGAGAGTCTACCTTTGGAATAGTTAATACCAACCCCAAACGGGTTAGTCGAGTTGAGATAGGAGAGTATAATAAAAAGACCTCAAAAGGAGGTCTAGTTTAGTTTAAATTAATTTCATATGTATTTGTTTTACCTTTTCCTTCCTTGAAGCACAATAATAATGCTCCACTAGGAGAGGTTTTCATAATCTTTTGACTATATGGACATGAGCCTACGATACTAGGTACACTAATCACTTGTGTAGGATTACCGTCTTTAGTGGTTGATACAGTTGCACAAGTGTAGTGATGAATATGCCCTAAGATTAGATAATCATATGTTTTATGTCTAGTTGCAGATAGGTCACGAATATATGTTTCTTTATTTTTAATATGTTGCCCATGCGTTAAACCAATGTTGTAGCCACACAATTCAATATCCATCACACAATCGTCACCAATGACAACTTCAACTCGCTCATTGAGAGATAGTAAATCCTTAATGTAGTTACCAATTAGTAATTCCACATCTTCTTGCAATTCACCACTCTTTGACCCTAGTAAACGTATCTCACTATGGTTGGCATTGATTGTATGCAAGTATGTAATGTTGCAATATTGCGATAGTTGATTTAGGAAGTTAGCTACTAAACGAGCAATCCCCATAACTTGCTCAATCATTGAAATAGAGTTTAGCTTGACATCACTCAATCGTAGAATACCTTGGATTAGATCGCCACAACTTGCAACATATAAATGAGAAATACCTTCCTCTTCAATTAACTCAACTGTTTGCTCAAACATCTGTTGGAAACGTGTTTGGCAAATCTCAGGTGAATATTTATTTACACCAACGTCAAATGTTGAGCCATAATGCACATCTGCAAATGTTAATAGATATTCCTTGTTTGCTTGTTGATGATAGCAAGGTTCAAATTGAATTGGTTCAAGAGGATTGTTGATTACTGCATCACGCAAATTAGCATAGAACAATTCCTTGCGAGACTCTTCACGAATAGTCTTATTCAATTCATTGCGTAAGGTTGAGATTTTTACTCTTTCTTTTTGCAATTCAATCTTCTTCATTTCTAATTCCATCAACAATTCATCTTGTGCTTGTTGAGGTTGGCTATCGATGACCATGTTGGCAATTTTATCTTCCATGTATTTGTAGATATTGTATGCACTAAACTCGCCAACATTGACAGACTTCCTAAGACTGTCCCTATGAAGTGGCAAATTGAAGAACTCGATAATGTCTTGCCATTCTGCCTCCACTTCTTTCTCAATTTTAGCACAAATGCAACGCCAACAAAACTCAAATTCTGTTTCTTCATTTCTACGTTCAATACCGTAAAAGTTGTTATTCATATTCTTCTCTCCCTAATTCAAATATATTTAGGTAATATAAAAGAGCCTATTCTTTGTAGGCTCGGTGTTGTTATTGTTTGGTACTCCTCACTGGAATCGAACCAGTAACCGTAGTCTTAGAAGGACTATGCTCTATCCAATTGAGCTAGAGGAGCATTTTTGAGGGCTACCTCAACCCTCGACATCATTGAAACTAAACAGAA